CTTTCCCCCGAAGTCACGCCTACTGTTGAAAGTAATTTAGCTGATCTTCCTTCTGAAAATGCCAACGAGGCTGCTGCTCGATTAGAAGCCATGTCTCCTGAAACAAAGAGGGCATTTGCTGCTCGACTTGCAATGGAGGCCGCAAAGGAGAATGCGCCCGGAAGCTTGAAGGGATTAATTGACGAGTCCGCTGATGCAGCGGGAACAGATCCCCGTAAGATGTATGGTATCGTGGCGGGGGAATCTGGTCATAAGGACACCTACGATACCAACATAACCAGCAGAGAAGAGTCTTACGGTCCTTTTCAATTAAATCGAAAGGGCGGTCTAGGCGCTACCTTCGAGAAGGAAACAGGGTTGGACCTAGCCGACCCGGCAACTATCCCTGCTCAAACAAGGTGGGTTGCCGAATACCTAGCTCAACACCCCAACATGAATGTTGGGAAAACTTGGTATGGGTATAACGGTGATAAGGACTGGAGTGACAAGTGGGGTAATGCGGGGCTGACCCCTCCCATTCCTCCAATGCCAACGGCTCGCCCTACTGACGAGCAACTTGCTATGTACAATCCGGGGAGCGAGTACAGCGCCCCGTTGCCTCCGGGCCGTCCGACGGCGGAGGAGTTTGCGGCCTATGGTGCGCCTCCTGCTCTTCCCCCGATGATTACGGGCGTTGGAAACTCTGCGTACAATCTTCCACGGGGCATAATGTCATATGCCGAGCAGCCCACTCCTCCGGCAAACATCCCCACGCAGACGGGCGAAACCCCAGATGCAAATGCTGTTACTAGTCCGTCGTTGATGGACCGTGCGATCAAGGCTGCGCCGGGCGCTGCGGTTGACTTCGGCCTTAGTTCGTTGATCCCGTTCTATGGCCCCGCGTCTCTTGCGGCAAAGGTCCTTGGGATAGAGACCCCCGGCTCCATGCTTGGCAGCAACCTGACGGGCGGCTTTGCGAACTACCCCAAGAGCGCGACTGCCACCGAGTATGTCCCTCCTGTTGAGGCCCCGGCTGAGATTGGCAAACTTCCGCAGACGGCTGGGGGTACGCCAATCATATCTGAACCGGCTACTGGTCCTATCCAGTATCCCAACCTTCAGTATTCTTCTCCTCCCGGATCCCCCAGCAATGAGGTTCTGACAGGACAGGGGGAGGAAACGGCTCCGGCTGCGCAGGATGTCATTGACGAAAACTATCGCCTTCCTCCCGGAACGGTTGGTTCCGAACCGCCTCCGGGTTTGAGCCGTAACCCTGATCTCCCGCCAGTCACGAGGAGCCCGATCCCCACAGCTTCGGCCATGCCGCTTTCTTCCTCTGGTGGGTACGCTTCTTCTGGAGGCGGAACCCCCAGCTTTGGCGGCGGAGGTGGTGGCGGTGGACCAAGTGTTTCTGTTGGTGGCGGAGGTGGCGGCGGATCGAGGGCCGCAGCGGCTCCCACGGGCGGTGGATCCCTTGGAACGGTCTCTGCTTCTAACTTTGGGTTTCAGGGCATCGGCGGAATCAATCGTGACTATCGGTCTCCTGTCGTTGAGAACGGTCGCACGGTTGACTTTGGTACGCCCTCGCGACAGCTTGCGTATGATCTGAACTTGCCCGCGATCCAGCAGGCTGCAATGAACCCGAACAGCTACCGAAACTATCTGTCGCAATACAAACAACTCTTCGGCTAAGGAGAACACCAGTGGCAAACCTCACCCGCGCAATCAGCACCGCCAAGTATGGTCAGGCAGCTTCCCCCCGTGCGAAGCAGCAGGACGTTTCCATCGAGATGAATCAGGACATCGTTCGTCAGGGTATTGTTCCGAGGGTCCGCGCCGAGAGCGTTGCGATCCCCCCTGCGCCAAAAGGCGAACAGGCGGCTCGTGGCTTTGGTGCGATGCTTCGTCCGCAGAAATACACCGTCAGCTAAGGTGATCTGTCATGTCCACAACGGAAGAGAAACAGGAAAAGTTTGCCATTGAGATGGCGGCGAGCGCCTCTAAGGGCGCATTGGTCGAGAAAATTACCTTCGCTGGTATCCCGATCCTGTTCTCGTGCGTGGTCTATCTTATGAGTGCGCTGTCCTCGGCGAATAGTGAGATCATTCAACTGAAGTCCAAGATCGCCGTGGTCGTGAACGCTGATAACAAGGCCATCCCTCCGCAGGGGACGACCATTGATATGGCTCAGATCCGGGAACATCTATCTGACCAGATTGCCAAGGTAGAAAAGGAAAGCGCCTTGGCCCGTGCCGCCATGACCTTGGACCGTGAACGATCAATGTCGGCGGTCGAGAAGTCTCGCCTCGATATGGCGGCAGACGCTGCGCAGGCTAGATCCGCTATCCGCTTCGACATGATGAAGCTGGTTGCGGAACTCGACAAGCGGATCACCCTTATTGAAAAGGGGAAATAGGTGGACCCACTTACCCTCCTTGCTACCGCGAAGGTATCCTTCGAAGCCCTAAAGGCTGGCATTGCCGTTGGCAAAGAACTTCAGGGTATGGCAAAGGACCTTGGTTCTTTGTTTGACAGCATTGCTGCGATTACCCGTGTTGCGGCGGATCCAAAAGGAAGCCTGATAGCTGGGAAGTCCGCCCAGCAAATTGCGATGGAGGCTTATGCCGCAAAGGCTGAAGCTGACAGCATGATGGAAGAGTTGAAAAACCATTTTATTGGCGAGTTTGGAATTGCTGCGTGGGATCAGGTTTTGTCACACACTACACAGATTAAGAAAGATATGAAGGCAGCGGCCCTTGAGGCTGAGAAGGAACAGGAAGAGTTGATGCACACCATCATGGTTTGGGGGTCTGCTATCCTTGTAGCCTTCCTCATCATCGTCATCGTCATACTCTTCATCATCGGCGTCGTTCATCGCTAGGAGCTAATCGTGGATCTCATCGCTAAGTTTGGACCCTTGCTTGGACAGATTGCGCCCTCCATCGCCACTGCGTTGGGGGGTCCTCTTGCGGGGGTTGCTGTCAGAAGCCTGTCAAACGCCCTGTTCGGCCATGAGGATGGGACGGAGCAACAGGTTTCGGACGCTCTGTCCTCCGCTACCCCCGATCAGCTTGCTACGATCAAGAAGATCGACGCCGACTTCAAGGTTCGGATGAAGGAACTTGACATCGACCTTGAGCGCATCTCCGCTGGGGACCGCGACAGCGCCCGGCAGATGCAGCGGGATACGAAGGATTGGGTTCCAAAGGTTCTGGCTGTCGTCATTACGCTGGGCTTCTTTGGTATCCTGATCTGGATGCTCCTCAACGGAATGCCGAAGACCGGAACAGAGGCGCTTCTGATGATGTTGGGCGCTTTGGGAACGGCGTGGACCGGCGTGGTTAACTTCTACTATGGCTCGTCCGCTGGATCGAAAGCCAAGACAGATGCCCTAAATTCAAAGGACAAGTGAGATGAAAGAGAACTGGGACACCTGTTTTGCCATGGTTTTGAAGCACGAAGGTGGTTTTGTGAACCATCCGAAAGATCCGGGCGGAATGACAAATCTGGGAGTTACCCGCACCAACTGGGAACTCTATCTGGATCACGACGTTACCGAGGCAGACATGCGGGCGCTGACGCCCGAGATAGTCAAGCCCTTCTACAAGAAGAACTACTGGGACCGGATCAGGGGCGACGAGTTACCCTCTGGGGTGGACTATGCTGCCTATGATCTGGCCGTGAACTCTGGCACGGGCCGGGCAGCAAAGTACCTTCAACGCATTGCTGGCGTAACGGAGGATGGGGTCATTGGACCACAATCCCTGAAGGCCATTCAGAAGTGCGATGCCGAGTCGGCAGTTGATGCCCTCTGCACCATGCGCCTGAACTTCCTCAAGGGCCTCAACACGTTTGACACCTTTGGAAAAGGCTGGACCATCCGCGTCAATGACGTGATGGCAAGGGCGACGGAGATGGCATGATGGCTAAGAAACCGATCTGGGATAAGTCACGACCGTCCAAGCTTGGCGCTCCAAAGAAGCTGTCATCTAAGCAGAAGACCTCTGCCAAAGCGGCGGCGAAGAAGGCCGGTCGCCCATATCCAAACCTTGTGGACAACATGATGGCCGCGAAAAAGGGGAAGTAATGGCTAAGTCACCGGCATGGCAGCGCAAGGAAGGTAAGTCCCCCAAGGGCGGGCTCAATGCCAAGGGCCGAGCTTCCTATAACAAGGCAAACCCCGGAAAACCGGGGTTGAAAGCCCCGCAGCCGGAGGGTGGTCCCCGCAAGGCAAGCTTCTGTGCCCGCATGACAGGCATGAAAAAGAAACTGACTAGCGCAAAGACCGCCAACGATCCAAACTCCCGCATCAACAAATCCCTTAGAGCGTGGAAATGTTGAGGTGCTGACAGAAAATCAAGGAAACCAGAATGACAGATGTTTACATTATTGACAGATTGATTAAAGTAATCCGCGAGCGGCAGCAAACTGTCACTGAAGCGATCACAGAAGGCTCGGTTCAGGATTTTGC